CTTTGACTATCTCGTATGAGAAAAACGAAGGCGAGTCTAAAGATGTATTACATCAAGGATTGGCGAACAGATCGTTTAAAAGAAGTTTTAATCTTGCAGAAGATATTGAAGTACAAAAGGCAACTTTAAAAAATGGATTGCTTTCTATTGTTATGGAAAGAATTATCCCTGAAGAAAAGAAACCTAGAACTATTAAGATATCTAAGTAAACTTGGAGGGTAGGCTTTCGGGTCTACCCATCCATTTTTCTTGCATTCAAATGAGCTTCAACCTCATTGTGAATCTTGTCTAATTTAGCTGTAGTTTCCCTAATCACAGCCAACAAAGTATTATACTCTTCAGGTGTAAAAAACTTTTTAAGTTCTTTAATATCTGTGCTAGTTCTTTCTGTTACTAGCTTACCTGTCAAGTCATAAAATAAATTATAACCCACAAGCTTTGCTTCTGTGCGTTTAGTTCTGCTCATCATTAATCCTTGCAAAACTTATTTTGTCTTGCCTACCTCTTAGTCCTGCCTTCATATAAGAAGTTGCACGACCTTCAAAGAAGTTCTGATGTTCAACACCCATCACTTCATCCAACCAACCTAGAGGATTCTCACGTTGGTCATAGTTTGTTTTAAGACCAAGCTGTAGTAATCTTCTATCAGCTATGTATCTATTGTAAGCATACATATCTTTCTTGGTAAGACCTTCAAGGTCTCCCATATCAAACACTAGGTCTAAGAACTTATCTTCTAGTGTTACCATTTGTCTACAAATTTCATAGAGTTCTGCTTTAAAATCGTCTGTCCAGATATCTAAGTTCTCTTGGATAAATTCTCTAAAGAGTTTAGTCATAGCTTCAACGTGCATAGACTCATCCCGTATAGAGTAAGTAACTATCTGTCCCATACCTTTCATCTTGCCGAACCTTGGAAAGTTTAACAAGATTGCAAAGCTACTAAACAACTGTAGTCCTTCGGTAAAAGCTGAATAAACTGCTAAAGTTTTTGCAATACTTTTCTTGTCAGACTTAGTTGTCTTAATCTTATAAACGTACTCGTGTTTGTCAGCCATTTCTTCATACTCTGAAAAAGCTTTGTACTCTATCTCAGGCATACCAACTGTATCAAGGAGTAAGCTGTAAGCATGTTGATGGATAGACTCCATGTTTGCAAACGAACCCATCATCATTCTAGCTTCAGGCTTTCTAAAGATACGCATGTATCTATCAACGTAACCTGCACCAACATCTACATCAGATTGAGTAAACAATCTAAAGATTTGTGTTAGTAAGTTCTTTTCTTTTGAATCTAACTCTTGCCAATCTTTTACATCGGTGTGTAAAGGTACTGACTCCGGCATCCAGTGCATTTGGTTTTGCAACACGTAGTAGTCAAACATCCACGGATTGTCAAAAGGTTTGTAGTAATCTCTTGTATCTAATAAACTCATGTGTTCTCCTTGTTAAATCTCTTAACTAAATATTTTAAATTTTCAATTACGTATCCTGCGTAATCTTTTGTTTCTGCAAAAGGTGTTTTGGTTTCGTCAACATAATCTAGCCATAACCTACCAGTAAATCCTTGGAATTTAGGTGTAAATACTTTATCGAAATCTTCTTGTTTCATAATTAATCCTTTGGTAAATAAACTATAACAGCAGAGTTACATTGAGGGCAGCTTAAATTAGTTTCCATAATGTACTCATCGTTCTCATCTTCTATGTCGTGATCTCCACCCCATATTAATTGTGTTCCACAATGCCAACAGTTCATACTATCTAAAAGGCTTTATATCTTGTATCCAAGTTACCAAAGCCCATCGTTCTCCTTTTGTTATTGGTGTTACTTTATGCAGAACATAACTAGGAAACAACACCATGTCTCCAACTTCCATATGTATTGGTCTGTCTGCTCCTTGTTTTAAAACAATCTCACCACCAGCACAGGTGTCAGAAAGTAAAATAGATACAGATATTTTTCTATTAGAATAAATACCATCACCTATATCAGTATGCCAATCATAATGGCAACCTTCTTTATAATGTAACAGTTGTAGATTATCAAAGATACCTGCAATATCAAATCTAAAATAATCATCGTTATAAATTTTAACAGTTTCAAAAATCATTTCAGCTAGTGCTAAGTCTTGGAAAGGATAGACATCTACTTTTCTAACATCATTAACTTTAGTAGATTTTTTATCGTTTCCATGTACTTTACCTTCCCATTTTTCTACAGTCTCAGATTGTCTTTTAATCATCAAACATTCTGATTGGCTCAAAAAGTTATGAATGTTTTTAAACATCTCAGGCTTGGGATTGTTTGGTTGTTGTAAGTACATACTATCCCTCACAAGCTATACACTCAACGTCATCTAATTTAATACGCTGAACTTTAATGTTTACGTTTTCTGCATTTCTTGCAGCATTAGTTCTAAAGTAATACAAAGACTTTAGTTTGTTCATACCATACCAGTGTACATCATTAACGTACTGCATGTACTCATCGTGTACTTCTTGTGGCTCTGTAGCTTTAGGAAGTGTAAAGAAAAGATTAACGGATTGTGCTTGACAAATAAACTCTTGTCGTTTAGATGCATGTTCTATAATCCATATCTGATCTATTTCATTAGCAGTTTTAAATACTTCTTTTTCTTCATCAGTTAGTATATCAAGATGTTGTACTGAACCCTCGTTACCTGCAATGTCTTTCCACAGTGCAGTCAGTTCTTCTTTCTTTAATCCTTTATCTTTTAATACCTCTTCTAGGTATTTGTTTTTAACTTGGAAAGAACCTGAGAGAGTCTTGTGCGTATAAACGTTAGCACGATAAGGCTCAATCGAAGGAGATGTCCCACCACAAATAATACTAGAAGAAGCATTAGGAGCAACAGCGAGAAGATGAGCATTCCTCCTGCCACTACCACTGACATCAGGTGCTTCCCCACGTTGGTCAGCCAAGTTTTCAGAAGCTCTGAGTGCCTGTGTTTTAATGTGTTTAAAAGCTTTGTAGTTGAAGCCCGTAGCGAAGATACCTTCAAAAGGAATGTTGCGTGATTGGAGATACGAATGGAATCCCATCGCACCAAGACCCAACGACCTTTCTCGATAAGCCGAGTAGGCAGATTTAGTAAAGCCTTCTTTGCCCGGCTTAATATGTTTTTGAAACCTTTTAAAGTTTGCATTGTACTCTCCCAAGTTATCTGTGTCGACAGCGTTATCAATGTAATGTTGAAGAACGTTGTCAAGCATTGTTATTAAATCTTCAATGAACTGAGGGTTCTCACTCCAATCATCAAAGTATTCTAAGTTGACAGAAGACAAACAACACACTGCTGTTCGTTCTTCGTTAGTAGGTAAAGTAATCTCAGAACAAAGATTGCTCTGCTTGATTTCTAATCCTAAATCTTTTTGTTCTTTTGGTAAAGCTTCGTTACATCTATCAATGTTAATCATATAAGGCTCACCTGTCTCGGCTCTAGCATTAATGATTTGCCACCATAAGTCTCGGGCATTTACAATCTTAGTAGGCTCATTAGTCTTAGGGTCAATTAATCTAAAGTCTGCGTCTTCTTCAACAGCTTTCAAGAACTCATTGGTAATGTTGATACCATTATGAAGATTAAGATTTTTCCTGTTGATATCACCACCGGATTCTTTACGCATGTTAATGAACTCTTCAATCTCCGGATGAGATATGTCCATGTATGCTGCATAAGAACCACGTCTTGTAGTGCCTTGATTAAAGGCTAACATCTGTGAATCTACGACATGAATGAAAGGAATTGAACCAGTAGAACGACTCCCGTGAGTAGTAGATATACCGTTACTCCTAATGTCACCCCAATATCCACCAATACCTCCACCCGAAGATGCCAACCATATATTTTCATCATAGTGATCTGATAAACCAGTCCTGCTATCAGGTACATAATTAAGGAAACAGCTAATAGGAAGCCCACGACTTGTTCCCCCGTTGCTAAGTATAGGAGTGCTAAACATGAACCAGCAATTGGAACTGTAGTGATAAAGCCTTTGAGCCAATTCAAAGTCTGTGTTACCTTTGTATGTAGCTGCGAAGACTGATGCTCTTGCGAAGGCTTCTTGTGCATGTGTTTCGTTCTCCCATAAGTATCTATCCTTGATCGTATCAAGACTAAACTTATCTAATAGTTTTTCATTACTGTAATTAATTTTTATACCAAGGTATTCTTTTATACCTACTTTGTCTTCTACCATTATGTGTTCTCTGTGTCGTGTACGTAAAGCATTATTATAGCATAGTGTAATATTTTAAGCAAGTCTTTTCTGTTCTTTCCTTCTTTATTTCCATAACGTTTAGCGTACTTCATAATATTACCAAGACTAAAACCCTCACCATGTCCCGAATCAATAATAACATCGGTAGCCTGATATTTATCGGATGCATAATGCTGACTGTATGTAGCATCAATGTATCCTTTAAGCTCTTGTAATAATTTGTCTTCATTAAATTTATAATTATTATTTTTCATTTTTCCATTCCTTCGGTAAAGTCTCTTCACTATACCATGTAAAATTATTTGTTTCAGCCCATTCAGCATGGGTACGTTTTGTTCCATCTTTCCTTACCTTTGCTCCCGGCATAGGAGAGAAAGGCTTTTGAAATAAAAATATTAACTCAGTATTTTTAGGTAAGGCTTTTCTAATATGAATATATTTACTGTACTCAGCGTGGTCCCAAAATCTACCTTTAGCTTCAAGTAAAATAGTTTTACCATTTATATCTCTAACAAAGTCAGCTTCGTATTTATGTTCAACAACATACTGTATGACATCCCAATGGTGTTTCCAGTCTTGAAGTATTCCTAGATGAATGTCATACTCCCATCGACTATCATATCCTTTAGGTACGTTAATCTTTTTGGGTCTAGGTTTTCTAGGTACTCTTCTAGGCATTGATAAACCTGTGAGTTATCTCTTCAACTTTAGGTTCTCTTACTGTTTTGGTAAGATACGATAGACCTTTAGAGTATTCAAAGACTCTCAAACCTTGACCATCGTTAGCATCTTTATGACACTCAAATTTATGGGGACACCATACACACCCTCTAGCAATTTTAAAGTTGCCTGATGTACCTTCAGGTACTGGTTCGTAACAAAAGTCAGGAATGGTTTTGCTTTTTATTTCAGACTTAACCTTATTTATTTTAGCACCCACGTTAGGTTTGTCAAGCTCTTGAGGTTTAAAAAGTGCTAATTCTCCTGTCTCTTTATTGATTGCTAAGAATCCACCGTTACTTGTACCTTCTGCTTTTTCATATCCAGCAAGTTGAGCCATGTAACCAAACGGGTCATCCTCTGCAAGAGTACCGTTCTTAAACTTTTGAAATGCATAGTTAGATGCTGATTTAATATCAACAACTTCACCGTCTATCTTGCAATCCATGTGCCCAAGAATACCATTTACTTTGATTTCTTTTTGCTCATCAGTAACTTTATGACCACCAAGCTCTGTTAAAAACAAGACGACTCTTTCAAGTAGATGTCCATACAAAAACTTAATCATAGTTGGTGCAGTGAATCCTTTTTGTTCTCGTTTAGAGTTCATGTCAAACCATAATTGTCTGTTAGGTTTTCCTATGTTAGACATCCTAAGTGTTGGTTTACTATCAG